AGTAATCAACGATGAGGACATTCAGGACATCGTTCGTGATGTGGACACCAAAGAATTAAAAACTATTTTCTCTCTCGAACAAATGCGGTTAACGATTGGATTCAATGACTATACCACTGTCACAAGAGAAAGAATTTTCTCTGAAGAATTCGTTGAAGAGAAACACTCTGAACAAGTTGCCGGATTGTCTGACCGCATGGGAATTAACCAAACGAATATCATACCTATTCCATTTGCAAACAACGCCGATAGCTCAGAAGTAAGAGGACATAGTGATTATGAACCGCTGATTACTCACCTGAAGGTTTATCATGATAATGCCCTGGCTATGCATGAAAGCCTGGCAATGTTTAAGACTAAGCTTGTTAAACTGGAAAAGATTTCGATAAGTGGTTAGAAATTAACGCAGCCGGCAATGTTGATAATTTCGACCTGTCTGCATCTGATTTAATATTCAACCAAAGAGACGACGAGGGCAACAAGGATGAATCACATTTTATCTTTCCTCAGGGCCAGGTAGACGGCAATCTTTCAGCCCTTAAAAACTCATTTAAGAACATCGTTGACGGTTCAGAAATACCAGAGATATTTTGGGGTACTGAGGTCAAAGGTAATCATGCATCGGCTGAAGAGCAAATGCAGTCATTCGTTAAGTACATTCAAAACAAGAGAAATCAGTATAACTCACCAATTACAAAGCTCATCGAAGCAACGTACATGCTTGAGACGTTCGCTCAAGTCGGTGAACAAGTAAGTGATGAAACAATAGCTATCGAATGGGGCACATTGTCGGCTCTATCAGAGAAAGCGCAATCTGAAGTATTTAAGGCGTTTTCTGAGAGCATAAACAAGCTTGCTGCCGTTGGAGCAATAACGAAAGATCAAGTCTGGAAACTGTGGAAGCAGTTCAACCCATCTGTCACGGATGTTGATTTTGAAGAGTTTGTTGCCGGTATGCTGGACATGGGAATTTTTCAGGTCCTGGTTAAATCCAGTTATGAAGAGGTGCTTGATGCAGCGGGGGCCACTAATGTTGATTGAGAAAGAAATACAAGAACAATACGATATTCTAGACGCGAAGATGAAAGAAACACATCCAGACTGGGCAAAAGAAAAAGGCTTAAAAAAGAAGCTTTGGAAGACTGCCAAAATTGCAGCCAAGAACGCAAGAATAATTAAAGAAAATGGTGGCGATCCATACGCCGCTGTTAAGAAAAAGAACAAACACGCCATACCTATTAACGCATGACAAACGACGAATACGAACGCCTTTATAAAGCATCCCGGAACATCTTCCAGGGAAACTTTAAGCTTACAAAAAAGCTACTTAGAGACGGGTATATCGAAGCAACCAGAAGAGTCGCCGACGCTGTTAGAGAAGCGAATACAGCGCTTCAATCAGACGTATTAAACGCCGTTCATAGGGCCCTGAAAGAAGGTGCAGATTCAGTTTCTGCGCTTACGGCTAATTTAATACCAGGCATGATTTCAAACTCATACGAGCCATACGCGGCCATTGAAAAAGAATATATTAAGTCTGCATTTGATCGTGCCGGCGTTGACTTGGTTGATGAATGGGTTGATAATATCTACATCGCTGTCAACCAACGGTTGCTTTTGGCACAGGCAAACAGGGTTGTAAATGGCATGACTTTCAGTGAAAGAATATGGGCAACCTTCGACGCAGATGGCAAGCCGCTCGGCATAAACGGTGATTATCAGTACAGAATTAAATCAGTTATACAATCTGGATTCGCTCAAAACCGGGATGTACTCGACATAGCAGCGGACCTGAATGTTTATGCAAAAGACGGCAAAACAAAACTAATTAAGCGCTATGGTCGGTTAGTTCGTGGAAGTGGTGAATTTAGGAAAAGAATTTCTAAACAAGTTGATTGGAGAGCGGTTCGACTTGCGCGGTCTGAGTTATACGCGTCAATGCAACAGGCTGCAGTATGGGACGCTGAAGCAAATCCAGCATCAAACGGTTTAATTGATTGGTTCCTTACTCCCGGTGCTCAACACAATTGTGTTTGTCCTGATATTGCAGCTGATACACCGTACAAAGTCGGCCAGGTCCCAGCGTATCCACATTCGAACTGTTTGTGTTTCTTGGTTCCCAGGACTCAATCAAGAGAAGAATTTGTTAACAACATAGTTGACTGGGACAAAGGCGGCTATCAACCAGATATAGAAGCTTTTTACAATGATTTATACTTAAAGGCGGCAGCATGAGCAAAACATCACGAAAGAAGAATAGAAATAAGCGGAAGTTTAATACTACTGCTGTCATTGAGAAAACAAAGGCCACAGCGACCACTGAAGAGCCAAAAGGGAATTTTAAAAAGATTAACTTTGCCACGGCTGACACCAAGCTCTCACCCGGCATTACTGCTGATTCAATCCCAACACTTACGCCAAATGAGAAGCTTTCTTCTTTCATGGATGGCGATAGCTCACCATATTACAAGGTCCAAGAAATTCCCTACCCTTTAGAGGCAAACGGCTATCTCTATAAAGAATCGTTTTTCGAATCTTTTCTTTCTAAATTATCTGAGAGACCAACACCGGGAAGTAAAGACGGACATGAGCCAAGATGGGGTGTCCGACCAAAAACAGATTTACTGCTTGTCGGTGGTAAAGTTGAAAAGAACGGTGACGGAACCGGTAAAGTTTTCTTAAAAAACTACATTCCTCCTAAGCTAAATTCAGACAACGAAGCCTTCATAAAAGAGGCCAAAGCAGACATGATTCATTTTTCTCTTGTCTCATATACTCGTGATGAAATAATCAGCAACGCCGACGGAAGCCGGGAATACCATGTTGTTGAATCAATCACCGGCGAAAGAAACGACGCTGTTGAATACAACACCGGCGCTATGGAACAAAAGACCAACACAAATAAACCTGAAACGGCCAGTTCGACCGTTGAAGATAATAAAACAAATCAAGGAGAGAAGCCAATGGAAGAGCTGATCAAAAAACTCCTTACCTTCAAGCAAAACGGCGATCTGAACGTCACAGAACTTGCCAAAACTTTGGGTATGGAACTTAGAACAGAAGATGACAAAAAAAATGCTTCAAGTATTGCGAAATACGAAGCGGCTGTAGGCTCAATCGAAGACGCTGAGAAATTAGCGACTGGGGTTAAAGCCAACGCGACCAAAGTCATGGAAGCAGAAATTGTAAAACTTTTCGGTGATGTAAAAATCAACGGAAACGACAACCGCGCAAACCAGTATGCATCAAACATACTAAAAGATTCAATGGAGTCTGGCGACATGGACAAGTTCAATGCGAAAGTTGAAGAACTTAAAAAGGACCCGATTGCCATAGAATTAAAGGCTGCACACGTTGATCCATTCTCGAAAGAAAATGCAATCACCGGAGAAAGCATGGTTGGCGGCGAAAAGAAAGAAAACGAGCCACGAAGCTGGTAAGTAATAAACACATAAGGAATTAATAATGGCACTTCCTAAATCAGAAGACACCACAAACCAACAAGAAGCGTATATTAAAAAAGAGAAAGTGAAAGTACTTGTTTTCACTGCTGCAGCTGGCCACACTCAAGGCGATTATCATATAATCGGTGAGTCGTTCGGTGGTATCGTTGCCGCAACCGTACTAACCAGTGAAACTGCGTCTCTTATCGTTGAGCCCTACCAAGAGCTTGAAGCTATTCAGGCATCTGTAACATTCGCCGTTGGTGATAAAGTTTACTGGACAGGCACTGCATGGAGCAAAACAGCAACTTCAAACACCCTGATCGGTGTATGTACTGTTGCAAGTGATGCGAACGACGTTTTCCGCTGGGTTAACTATGGCATCATGGGTCAAGAAGCGAACGTTTAATAAAAAATAAGGAAAGGAAAAAGACATGGCAAAAGTATTAAATCAATCAGCATTCATTGATAACCAAATTGCAAAAAAGGCGTCAATGATGGTTCATTCTTCAAAGCCGAAATCAAACAGCTTTGATATGGTAACTGTTCAGTCTAGCGACTGGAACAACACCGAAGCATACGGAAAGCTTTGGAACCAGATCCGAAAGGTTCACGCAAATCTTCCAAAAAGAAACAGCGGTGCTGCATACCAGACACCAGCCGACCTGTACGACCTGATCGATCTTATCAAGGTTGATATCACACGTCGTTTCATGGGCCTTGTGGATTACACAAACCAGATTGCAATTGAAGCTACAAACCCGAACTTCGGAAAGTCTGTTCCTCTTCAAGAATTCCTTGATTACGTAGCACCCTTCAATGAGTTTCAGGGCACAGGCGATCAAGTTGATATCCTTCAGCCAAAAACAGGCGAAGAAGAAAGCGTGTGGATGAAAAACTACGGTATCGGATGGGCAGGAAGAACGCTTGAAGATCAGCTGTATGACACTCTCTTCAACATTGAAAAAGTAAACGCCGCGATTGCAAAAGGCTGGGCACTGAGAAGAAACAACCAGGTTTTCAATCCTATCTTCGGTGCTACTTTCCAGGCACTACAGAAAACAGCGGCTGACACTGCTGGCTCAAGTGTTGACGAAAAGTTCTACAACACAATCAACCACGCAATCAATCAGCTGGTTGGCCTTACCGATCCTCAGAACACTGATGAGTCCATTGAAGTTCCAAGAATCAATATGATTTGTAATAGCTCACGCTTGCGTCAAATCAACCGGTCAATCAACGGACAGCTTACCGAAGGTGGGAAGATAACGAACGTTACTCCGCTTGAAATTAACACCATCATTCCTTACAACGAAAAGAAGCTTTATTTCGGTGGGAAAACAATCACATACGCTGGTTGTCCTGCTGGTGTTGCATATATCTATGTCCCACAGACATCTATGTATGTGCTTAACAAGCGCGGTCTTACCGTACAAAGCGGCGCGGGTGATCCTCTTAGTTTCACAAGCGAAAAATCAGCATGGCACATCGTCCAAACTGAATACGTCAAGGAATTCCTTGGTGGTTCTAATGGTGTCGGTGGTACTGCCGGGTCTGGCTTTGTAATTGAGATTACACTTCCTGCATTAACATAATTTATTAGTCATGGCTGCGCAAACAGAGATTTTCGATTTTCGACTAGATATCAACGACCCAGCGGGTGTGATATATTTTGAAGAAGTCGCCTCACTACCTAGTACCTATCTGCCACAGACGGCATATTTTTTCACCACAGATTCAAGGTACTACGTGGAAGGTGTCGTTGCTCTTTTGCGTATTCCTGATTCAAAAATTAACACCTGGCTGGACAATAACACTGATGCTGAGGCACTTGTCTTGGCGTATAAGTTTATGATTGCCCAGCTCGGTGAAGAACTTAGAGTCAAGAAGATGGACAACGGCACGGAAATGACAGAGTTTACTTCGCTTGAAGCTCTTCTTGATTACTATAAAGACCTACTTAAAGATGCGGAAAAAGCAGCTGGCGGATCATCTGGACCTGTCTATGTCTGCACAACCAGACCGGATATAGGCGTATGAGCATAGCAATGTTATCAGCCGCAAGACGTGGAAGGTCGGCTCAAATTAGTGCTAACCCGACAACGCTTAGCGTGCTTAAACCTACTCTTGTAGACAATGGATATGAAAACTATGGTCTTCAGTACATTACGGCTGCTGAAAGCATTGGCCCTGTACGCGTATGTCATATTAAAAAAGACATACCTGAAAAAAAGGAGACGCCGACGCCCGACACGGTTATTGACTCGTTTTATTTAATAAGTAATTACGGGACGCCACTTGATGAAGGATGGAAGTTTTCATACAATGGCCGGGAATTTATAACTCGCAAAGCAGAAGTCCAAAGGGAATACGCCGGAATCATCGGATACCGTGCCCATCTGGACGACATAAAAAGCGAGGCGGTTCCGTGAACGAGAATAGTCCTGATAGGATACCGAATCCTGACCATCCAGAAAACCAGGAGCGGCAGCCGATTAAAGATTTAGAGCTTTCCAGTGATGATACAAAATGGATATTGTACGTAAAAGGCCAACGGTACGGATTAACAACTGATGAATTCATGGGCATATTCAGCAACATGGTTTCTCAGATAAACATTGAAATTATTAACAATGGCAACCCGCGGACTGAACAAGGTTAAGAAAAACATTGATTCAGCCTTCAGGCGAAAACGGGCGGCAATATTTGCGCTGTCTAAGTTTTACGCCGCTGAAGCACTGAGTTATTTCAAGGCAGAACAGGCACAGAAGATTAAAGGCCGTTGGTGGGTTAATCAAACTAACCAGGCGGCTGCGAGATTTTTTACATCTGCCTTCCTTGATGGAGACAGTGTTGGTTTTTTCATTGCTCATGGCGTGGATTATGGTACTTACCTTACTATTGCCAACGACAGAAAAAACGATGCATTGATACCAATAATGAGAAAGTTTGTGCCAAAGTTTATTGAAGACGTAAAGAAATTATACAAAGGTTAACGATGAGCGCACGAAAAGCAATTTACAATCAGCTTAAAACCGGCAGCATTACCCGTGTGTATAACCGTGAAGGGGGCGTTACAAATCCGACTCCTCCATATGTGGTTCTTTGGAAAGAAAGCCCTATTGTTCAGAACGTTATTGAACAGGGGTTATATACTTTCCGGATTGCTTGCCACGTTGCAAAAACAGAAGTTGACACACTAGATTTATATATAGAAAGCGAAATATGGGATTTACTTCATAAAGTTCAATTACAAGATCCGGATAATTCGGAATTCTTTGATACATATGTTACAAGAGAAATATCATCCGCAACGCTGAATGATGACAAAACATTAAGCCGGGATATATTAATACAGGCACCAGCACCATAAAAAAACTAGGAGAAAGCAATGCCAATCAATTACAATGCATTATCATCATTTTCCGTACAGGGTTCTCGCTTTCGCAGAATCAACCCAGACGGAACAATGCCAGCAGTAGCACGAACGGTCGGTTTTGGAGTCACCTTTGATTCTGACCCACTTACATTAAACGCCGGAAACTTAACTATTAAGTTTGACAACGGAGCCGAAGAAACAAAATCTGTTGATTTTAGCGCCGCTGTAGACACCGCAGCAGTTACGGTTGCAGAAGCTGTGACGGCCCTCACCACGGCAGCATTTACAGACGTGGCGTTTACAGCAGAAGCCGGAACGGGCCGACTAATGGCAAATGGCACTGCGTCGGGAGCAACATATATGATGATATATGGTGAGATAGCCGGGTATCTTGATTTTGGCGATACGCCAGCAGGATCAGAACTTGGAACTAAATTCCTGAAATATTTTGACGGAACCATTTCAGTCGCCGAAGCCAAGAACACCAAAGAAGGTGAAGAGATTGAGCAAGAGTCTGGAGACGGAAGTCTTAGAACTGTTATCACTGATGATATCTTGAAAGGTGAAAACCCAGTAGTGACCATCAGCCAGAATGATTACGAGCTTAAAGAACTTGTCATGGGAGGCGTTTATGATGCAACAGCAAGGACCTGGACACCACCCACCACCGACGACACAGAGCAAAAGCGCTTTTATATCGAAGGATTTACACCTCTTTATATTAAGGGTACCAGTAAGTTTGCCGACAAACAAGGCTATGAACAAAAAACATGGTTTAGCACCGTCGGAATGGAAGCAGACGTTTCAAAAGAAGCTAAAGCATGGGCACCATACGCCTATAACATAAAAGCAACTGAGTACACCGACGAGAACGGCGCGAAGCAAGCAGCTTTTCTTCAGGCTCAATTGACACTAACTGAATACGACGCGCTTGACGTTGAAAATGTCTAAACAACAACCCTCATCCCTGGATACCATAGAAGCGGCAGCATTCCCAGTGCTTGCCGCTCCTTTTAATGGTGACACCGTATACGTTAAGGTAAGAAGTCTGAACTCTATACAGTTAAAAGGATGTGGTGATTTCTGTTTGATTGATTTGAGCGACCCGAAAGAAAGAAGGGAGTCTCGAATTGAAGACGTAATTGCATCCATAAACTATCAAGAAAAGATTCTTGAAGAAACGCTTATTGAGCCAACGTATCAAGACATAGTGAATAAATGCTATGGGAAAGACTCATGGATTCATCACAAGCAAGAAAAAATAAAAGAAATCCAGGCGAAGATTGAAAAGATAAAGGATCCAAAAGAAAAAAGACAGGTAACGGACCAAGTGAATGGGCTCAATATGATGGTTGGTTATTTGCTGCCTACTGATTTCACCGCTTACATAACAGCGTGGGCCCTGGATATTGACCGGGCACCAATTAAGAAGCTTACTCGAAGTATTCTTTTACAGGCCGCAACACTTGCAAGCCGTGGTAAAAATAATCCTGTTGATCATCTTCCTGGAGACTGGACAGACTTTCACAAAGACCAGATAAACATGACCGCATGGGTTGTTTATGATGACCACGTTCGAGAGCAAAAAGAAATGAAAGAAGCGAATAAACAAGGCTTCGCAACAGTACGACCAGTGAAATAATAAATCATGGCAGAAAACGCAGGAAGCATTTTTTCAGAAGTACGGGTTGAGCTTGACAAGCTTACCGGCGATGTTAAGAAGATTAAGGTTAAGCTTGACACCTTAAACAACCAAACCGAAAAATCCGCAAAAAAATTCACGAAGACATGGGACACTGCGTTTACAACCATAGGGCTAACCGGTGTTGCATCTATTGCTTTAATAACTGCCGCCACCGTTAAAAGCATAGGCGTTTTTACAAAATACGAACAATCGATAGCCAATGTTGCCGCTGTCTCTGGGGCCACTGGTGCCGAACTTGAAGAACTGGCAAAGACAGCAGAAAGGGCCGGACAAACAACCAGGTTTAGCGCATCACAGGCAGCCGAAGCGTTGTTTTTTCTTGCTTCCGCAGGTCTTAACGCGAAGAAAGCAGCCGAGGCATTAAGCGGAACGCTACTCCTTGCCGGTGCGACCGGTTCAGAGCTGGGGTTTGCAGCCCAAACAATCACATCAACGCTTTCACAATTTAATCTTGAAGTCGACAAGGCTGCAGATGTATCTAACATATTTGCAGCTGCAAACGCCAATTCTCAGGCTACTCTTGAAAAACTAAGTGAAGCGTTTAAGCAAGTCGGACCAGTTGCCGGAGGGCTTGGAATAACGCTTGAAGAAACAACCGGTGCTTTACAGCTTTTGTTTAATGCCGGGTTCCGTGGTCAATCTGCCGGACGTGCATTAAAATCCGCATTGGTTGACCTTGAAAAACCAAGCGATAACTTAGAAAAGAAAATTATAAAGCTCGGCATTTCGGTTGATGATTTGAAGCCGTCAGTTGTTGGCATAGATGGCGTAATTGAGGCTCTTGGAAAAAGCGGCGCCGGGACCGCTGACATTATTGATTTATTCGGAAAGGTTGCAGGGCCGCAGCTTGCCGTATTAGTTGGCAAAGGTGCCGACGAAGTAAGGCGTCTCACTGAAGCGGTAACAGATACCGAAGAGGCAGCACGACAGTATGGGGTTCAAAACGAAACCCTCGCAGGAAGCTTTGATAGATTTCTTTCTGCGGTCCAAGCGATCACAATAAGCCTAGTCGACAAGTTTGCACCTGCCCTAAAAGCGGTGGTTGGTTTCGGAACAAATATAATAAATTTCTTTAACTCGTTTATCAATAAAACATCTGACTTAGAAGAGGCGGTTGATGATTTAACGGTTTTGCTTGACCGTTACCGAAAAGAAAACATAAAAACCGCCACGTCAGTCAAGGACCTAACGGATGAACAACGCAAGCAATTAAAAATTCAAAGAGATATTGCACAATTAGAAATAGGCGATTTGTTATCCAAAGAGGGACGGAAATACACAGAAAACAAGAATCTATTAAAAGGCTTAAATCAAGAAATATTAAATCAGAAAAACGCCAACAATGACCTTGTAGACAGCCTGAACGACAACATTGACAAAAGGGATTCTTTACTTAAAAAAATAGATGGCGAGTCAGAAAAAATAAAACAATTACGGGCTATATATTCTGCGTTTGCCGACTCTGGCGATACTGATAAAATAAACAAACAGATTTTAGACCTCGAGAGAAGCCAAGCAGGGTACAGAGGAGAGCTTGCCAGGACCAAGGAAACATTAGACGCACAAAGAAATCAATTCGCAAATCAGACGCGTGAGCTGAAAGACACGCAAGATGAATATGATGTATTAAAAAACTCTATTGAAGAACTCGAAACCGTTACGGTTAGTTTATTCAAGGCTGGAGCCATAAATGAAAAACAACTAAACGCCGTTAACGAAGCACTTGCCAAATATGTAACAACGATAGCCGCGGGAAAAGTCGCGCAAGACGGGCTTAAAGAATCAACTGACGATGGCAACAAAAACCTTGACGACACCGCAAAAGTTGCCAAGAAAGCCGAAAGTGCGTATTCTGCATTAGTGAGAAAGATGCAAGAATTTGTAGTTGAAAACGAAGATGCGATCGCCGGGGCCACCGCCGCTCTTGGATCGTTTGTTCAGCTTTTTGACGCAATAGGGAGTCTAACGGCTCAGCTCACAGAAAACAGGCTAGCCGCCCATGATCTTGAACTTGAAAAAGAACTTGAAGGAATAGACGCCGCGTTACAAGCAAGACTACAGGCCGAAGGTGTTGCTGAAGAAACTAAGATTGAGAGGCTGCAAAGAGAGCTCGCAGAGGCTAAGTCGGCAAGCGATCAAGAAACAATTGATGCCGCACAACAAGCATTAACCCGCGGGCAAATAGAAGAAGAATTTCAAAAGAAAAAAACCGCCGTCGAAGAAGCATCGGCAAAGAAAAGAGCGGACATAGAGTTCAAAGGCGCAACCGCTGCATGGAAACTAAATGTTGCAAGCTCTATTGCAAAAGGTGCTTTAGCCATATTGAATGCATTTAACGCACCGTATTTTTTGTGGCCCTTGACTGTACCTGTTGCAACGGCAGCAGCAGGTTTGCAGATTGGAGCCACGGCGGCAGCAAAACCAAAGAAGCCATCGTTCCAAGACGGTGGTATCGTACCAGGGCAATCGTTCACAGGCGACAACGTACCGGCAAATGTGAACTCGGGAGAAATGTTTATAAACCAAGAGCAGCAAAAGAAATTATTCGATTTTATAAGTGGTGGTAGTGCATCGAGCAGACAGAGCGCAAAACTAATAATAGACGGAAAAGTATTAGGCCAAGTTATATTTGATAGAACTGATAATGGAACTATGAAAATTTCTTCAAGAGGAATAAGGGTAAGATAATGCAATTCTGTATAAATAATTTAGCTGCGGAAACACCTTTTTTTGTCACCGACAGCGACGTAAACTTTCCATTTACAAACTGTCTAGATGACACATTACAAACTTTAGCAGCTTTTAGTGAATTTGATATGGACCTAGACGTAAATGGTAATACATGGACATATGAAGGGTTAACTAAAATAGTTATGACAGGTATACAAACAATTCCTGGCATAGTAAACAACGCTCGGGTAACTATAACAGATAACCTAGCTATACAGGTTTACCAAGAAACAATAACTATAGTAGACGGAACAGTGGTATTTGATATAGAATATTTACTAACAAGTAACCCTATATTTTCCGTTGCTGTACAATTCTTGGCTCCAATTTATATAGCTCAACTGTTTGTTGGCCATTTATACATTGGAAACCCTTACACGCTGCCGGCTCCAGACTTTGGATCCATTCCAAATCATCCGAGTAACGATACTGTTTCAGAAACCCAGACAGGGAAAGTACTTTCAACAGTCGGGCACACAACCAGACAACCAGGTTTTGCGGTTCGTGAAGTAGATAAAACATCCTATGATACATTTGTTTCTTATTGGACTACTTGGCGATCCAGACTTTGGAGTTAGAACAATACCAAACAAATACGCATGGAATTTTGAAATAAGAGAGGCATTCTAAATGGCTGATATTGTAAGAGTAGATTTAACAGATGTACAGGATACACTACAAGGTTCCTATACGTGGGGATTTGAACTAACTGATGAGAACGACAATAGTATTCTCGCTCTGGCAGCTGGAAGAACTGAGAACATATTGGGCTCATTATATCGCGTTGAGGACGGTGATTTAGCTATTGGCGATCCAGGTGTTGATAACACCTATTACGTTTATGTTTCAGAAGATGGCGATGGAACCGCGACGGCTTTTTTAAGTACAAGTATACCCAATTATAGCCCTCAGAATGGTGGTTTTTATTTTGGCAATTGGAAAGCTGTTTATGTATTTACAAGAAGTGGTGCGGCTAATTATATAAACAAACAAAAACTGGTAGGATTGCATTTAGATAACGTTGGTGATTTGAAGCTAAAAAGAAACCTAGATGTTAGTGATACCGTCACAGCACCAACATTGCAAGCTACGACCCTCGTCACAGCACCAACATTGCAAGCTACGACTATAGTGAAAACAAACGATCTAGCAGAAAGAACTGCAAGTAATGGTTTATGGTTTAGTCACAATGCTCCATTTATCCGTACGGCTCTTGTAACTAATATAAGTGATTTAGCTATTAGAATGGAAGCTCAAGGCTTTTTAGACAGCGTAAAATATGCTGCTTCTGGATATATGGTAACTGTTACTGGCTCAACAACTACATTCCACATAAGTGGTATACAGAGATTAGGCATAACGCACGTGGCATTAGCTGGATACGACAGTATAAGCGGGGGTTACCAATCTTTTTCAATTGCCCCAGGAAGTACTGGTCAATGGGCTTTAACTATATTTAGAAGTGTTTTAAATACTGCAACATAATTTACATATGAAAAAACTCACCGTTGTTGAAATAGAAGAACCCCTGATATGGAACAAGTTTTTTTCATTCTACGCGGCGACATGGGGCGTTTCGGTTATAAATGATTATTCAGCGGTCGCAGCTCCAGAATTAAATCTTGAAAGCATAGGTCTTGATATAAGACGAGACGTTATTATGGTAACTGTCGGTTTAGTAAAGTACCAAGAAGTTTCCACTATCTCTGAGTGTATTACAGACTTAAATGGTGGTATTTTTTATTACGACAGAACAGATAAAATAGTATACATACATTTTAGAGACCATAAAAATCCTTATCAGTTTGTAGCTGACGAAATATTTATAGGCGTCGCGCTTGGATTTTATAAGTCGATAGCATTTGAAAATGGTCTTATTGCTGGCAGCCTAATAACTGGATATGATAGTAGACTAACCGAAGCCCCCGAAATTTCATCAAATTTAGACAATAGAGTTTTCCAGGAGCAGGAACTTATTTCATCACAAATGGCACTGGATAATTCAGACCTTGCCTACAAACAGTTTAATGTCGGAGTTGATACTGAAACCGGAGAAATTAAAAGAAATAAAACCGGAAACTACGTGCGCTGTATGTACTGGCAAGGAGAAAGCGAAGATGATTTCTCTTACACAGACCTTCTTAACGGTATATATTTTCAAGGATACATAGAGAAGGTAAGTGAAGGCACAGAAATAAAAATAGACATCAGAGACTTAAGAAAACAAGATGACGTGCTAAGTCCTTCCCGTTTATTAGTAAATGCTAATTGGCCAGATAGAGCACGGCCCGACCGCGATTTAATTTTGCCTCATACATGGGGAGTCCTTTTTGATGTACCCTGTATATGCCTAAATGAAAAAGAAGATCCTATTCCTGCAGAATATAAATTTCTGGTTGCGGATGCAGAACACAACAGCATTGATTCTATTAACGCAGTGTATCTTGATGGTCAATTACAATCCGGCGTAATAGCTGTCCCACTTTATGATCTTAATGAAAACTTTGCCTATTTTGAATTAGACAAAAGCGTTTTTGCAGTAAACGACGGCACAACTACAAAATATCAGGGCATGAATAAAATAACCGTTGATATGGATGGGTACAGGGATCAAGATGAGGTTTCTGGTTTACTTGAAACAACTGCAAGTATTGTGCGCGAGATGATGATAAACGATTTAGGAATTCAATATACGGCGCAATACTTCAACTTAACTGAATGGTCACTTTTCGATGATTTAGGAAATAAGATCGGATATTACTTGGATAAACCGAAAGAGTTTTATAAGAAAGTTGGAGACATACAGAAAAATGAGCCGCTTTCACAATTCGAAATACAGCCTGACAGAAAATACACTTGGAAAAACTTTCGCTACTTAAACTATTCTTCATCTGTTCAATTCAAAATTTCGTCAGATGATATTTTAGGCAATGGTTTTATACCAACAATAGATAGTGATTCGAGTGAAGTTGCTGCAGTGTTAAGTATAGACCACGCAAAGAAATGGAAAGAAAAAACATTTGAGACAATAGAATATGATGACAATAAAGATTTTGCTCGTGCTAAGTTTTTCACGGATAGAAACGTATCTTATGAAACGCTTATTGTACCAGTATCTCTAAACTTAGAGACTTTCAGAGATATAGTGTTGGGCGTTGTTGGGTTCTCTAATGACAGACACTCTATTACTGTAGATTCGCGTATGTCTTATAACGGGGTCGATATACTCGATAAAAAAGCAGGCGAATACTTCGAAGTTGAGCTTAACACAGAAAAAGATTACTACTTCGGTAGAGTAATTTGCCAACTACTAAGCTTGAATTTAAACGAAGACAATACGGTTGCCCTTGATTTTGCTATTGCCTACGCAGAGCCGAATCAATTCAGAAGAGACCAAGTTATTGGTGAAGGAAATCAAATAATTGGACCATCACCAGTTTACGCAATAGGAGTTAAAGATGAGTAATAAGCTCGAAGTAATTAAAATATCAAACTTAAGTAGAGAGATAACCACTGTTCCAGCAGGTACTGACTGGTTCATGGGGGAAGACGGAACTGGGCTGTATAAAATAAAGCAATCCAATATTATAAAGGGTACAGCATGGACGAGCTATGCCCCAGCTATTACGGCAGCCGCTGGAATAATAACCACTGTCTCAGCCGTTGGATACTGGAGGCATTCTGGAACACTGGTTATTGTCACCATGAAAATAGATATTACTACTAACGGTACCGGAGCAACTGAACTTAGGGCTTCTTTACCACTTGCGGCAAAAAGAAGCGATTATTATACCTCCTTTGGTAGAGAAAACGCCCTAACTGGTGCTATGCTACAAGGGATAATCGACACGGGCGTCGGCCTAAGAATTCAAAAGTACGATAATTCATATCCCGGTGCCGATGGGGCTCAATTATCAATAACCACAATATACGAGGTTTCATAATGAAATATTTTGTAAAACAAATAAATGGTATTGTTCATTTTTGCGAAAAGAAAGTAGACGATCCAAAAAATTGGGAAGTATATGAATCTGATTTAGATATAAAAGAAACAACGAATGCTGTGTGTTCATACAAATATGAAATTATAGACAGTGAAATAGTTGAACGCAGCACGGTAGATGATGACTCCAACACTCTTGTAGATAGAGAGAGAAGAGAAAAGCGGCGAAAGCTTCCTCCTTATGTTATTGATATAATCGATTCAATGTCTTCAACCCAGAAAGGAAAAGTACCTGAAAGAACTAAAAAATTATACGATGAGATAAAAGCACTGTAGCCTGGATGCTAACATGTCATTAAAAAATAACAAGGAAGTAGGTGAATTTATGGCCGAAGATATTAGCGAAATTAAAGGAATGCTGTCAGGCGTTGTAATGTCAAACAAAGACATTAAAGAAGACATTCATGATATCAAAAAAGATTTTTCTTTAGAGAAAGAAAAGAGTGTTATTATACGAATACAACTTGGACAACTAGAAACTAAGCTCGAAGAAAGAACGAGCACCCTGACAGCTGCAATTGAGCGTAACTTTATGCAGCACAAAGAATTCGAAACAGATGCAGCTGAAATAAATAAGTTCAAAGGCATAGGACTTGCAATAAAAATATTTATTCCATTATACTCAGCGTTAATTATTTGGATTCTCTCAATGCTTTTAAACAAAGGATAAGATATGACAGCCAAACCAACTTTATACGGTGCGCCGGATGATACTCTTTACACCCCAGAAGAAAGCCTTTTTAATCGGCGTGTAGATGTCGATCCGGTTCCTGATTTTATATATAATTATCGAACTGGCGTAAATGATGACTTGGGAACTTACACAGCTCCTGACTATAGAATAGGCAAAGTAGGCCCGAACGATGAAAAATGTGCCGCAGTTCACTTTGATGGCACGTCCTATTATACGGACAATGCAAAAAGCGGAGTATTTGGAACAATCGCCGATGGTGCAATGACAATATGCATGTGGATAAAAGCACACTACGACACAACATTCAAGAATTACATTACAAATGGGGTAGGCGGGGCGGGCACCTTATTATTCGGCACTACTAGCCTTGGGCAATTAAGATATATTTCAGATGGAGCGGGGAAAACAAGTACTATAAACAGCTTAAATGATGGGGCATGGCATTTTGTGGCCATAACATTTTCTGGTACTGGTGGAACCGTTACATTTTATATAGATGGTGCTTCAGAGGCGGTTGCGGCGACAGCGTACAACCTTGTTGATACTGGTGCCCTTCGGTTGGGTCAATCAACAAATGGAGCGGCTTCCGTTAAAGGTGATCTATCAGACTTAAGAATATACAACAGGGTGCTTTCTGCCAGTGAATTAACCAGTATTCAAAACTTCACACATGATGGCTCAATAGCACAAGACAACAAACTAATTACATGGGCTGATGCTACAAACATTTCAAAACTTACAGAAGCAGCCGGGCTTGTTAGTCAGATGGATGATAGCGGTCCTAATGGGCTAGACTGGGTGAGAGGCGGTGTCGGGCTTGAGCCTTTGGCGTTTGCTTCTGACATAAACGACAGGAACGCCCTGGACTATACAGGTGATGTAGACTACATGAAGCTATCTACTGTACTGACGAGCGGAACATATCTATTGCACCAATACTTAGATATAAAAAGCACTGACAGTGAGTTCGACTCGATATTAGCTCATACAGGAACAGGTACAGATTATCAGATAGAGGGTGGCGACGTAGCAGGCTTAGTTTTCGATGGGAAAATAAACGGCGCAGGGCCCCCACTGACTGCAACGGGTGGACCTTACTCTGGGAAAACAATGGTCACTTGTATATTTGATTTTGACAACCTCACTAAATCTATATACATAAACGGAACATTTAGAGGATCTAATTCATATAATTCTGCACTTGAACTTAACACAGAGCTTAGAATAAATATGAACCGAGGAATATTTGCTTCACCAGATGCAGCTCATGCACACACGGCATTAACATATGGAATTCATTTAAGAGAATTTATGGAAGGGTGTACAGCTTGGGACGTTGAAATTACCACTGATCTATCAGTAGGAAATCCAAGACTACCGGTTGACCATAAGTATAAAAAAGCACCACCAAAAAGGATAGCATAATGATTCATAAATTTGGTTATTCATCTTCACCAACATGGAAAGAAGATTTAATAGAAATTATAAACTCTGGACTGATTAAGTTAGGAGACAGAACGATAGCATTTAAAGAAGACGAAGACGGCCAAGAGTGGGCTATCATGAAATGTAAGTGGACGGCACCATACAA